TTCTTATAAAATGTATTAACGTACGGTTTCTTTCTATCTACCAAAACTGATTGATATCTCAACCATTATCGAAAAATTCCATGACGGGAAGAATGAAATCGTGTTTGGGTATCAACCAGACTCTTTATTTTATGCTGAATACATTTCAGCAAGTTACCACAGAAACGGTCCACACGCATATACATTAGATGTTAAGTTGATGATGCAACCATTTAGATATCCTAAAAATGTCGCACCAGTCGTATTAACAAGCGCTGGAACAATTGAGAATATCGGTACAGTCTATTCAGAACCTATCATTGAGATTGAAGGTAATGGAGATGTATCATTGACTATTGGACGTAAAACCATGCATTTATCAATCATTGGTAAGGCTACGATCGACTGTAGACAAGGAAAGCAAAATATCTTTAATGCTAATGGTGCAGTGCAGAACACTCTTCGTAAGCGTGGTGGATTCTTTGAAATCCCTGTTGGTCGCAATGGTGTGACCTATACAGGTAATGTACGTAAGGTGACTATTCGTCCTAATTGGAGGTATCTAGTATGATTTACTTAACAGAAGGTAATGTACCTCTGAATGCTGCCTATGCTGATGAAATAGTTCAGATAGATAGAAATACCTATCAATTAACATTTAAGTTTCCTACTAACAATGTGTTATGGCAACGACTAAGAGAAGAAACATTCTTAACAGCTGATGATCTACATGGTGAGCAAGACTTTGTAATTTTTGAAATTGAAAAGCAACATGGCTATATTCAAGTCTATGCTAACCAGGTCATGACTCTACTAAATAATTATGTGATTGGTCCACTTGCTCTTGATCGCGTATCAGGTTCAACTGCTTTAAGTCAATTTGCTGGAAGCATCACTCGTGATAATCCGTTCTCATTCTTCTCTGATATTGAAGATAGACACACATTCAATATTGGCCCTAAGAACGCTATGGAGGCATTTGCGAAAGATAAGCACTCGATTATCGGTCAATGGGGTGGAGACCTTGTGCGCCACGGTTACCAGGTTAGACTTTTGAAAAATGGCGGTTCAGAAAATGAATCGCTTTTTATGTATAAGAAAAACCTATCTAGCTATCAGCACAAGACCTCTACTAAATCTTTAAAGACTCGAATTACTTTTATAGCGAAAGTCAAAGGTGAGGGAGAAAAGGCGCCTGACCGAAATTTGTCTGTGGTTGTGGATAGTCAACTAATTAACAAATACAATCAAATCTACGAAGCTGTGATCGAGGTTAATAATCAGGATGTGAAGGATGAAGCAAGCCTTAGAGAATATGGCAAGCAGTATTTCAGAACAACCTTGTGCGATATGCTCGAAGATAGCATCGAGATTGATGTTATCGGTCAGAGTGATGTGCCCGTCCAGATGTTTGATGTGGTGGGTGTCTTTCATGAGTTCTACAATATGGACGTGCGAAAGAAGATTACCAAGTACACTTACTCACCAATGGCTAAGAAGCTGAAATCTATTGGCTTCGGCCAGTTCCAGTCGGGGCTTGCAAATGCGATTGGTAATGTCGTAAGTGATGCGGTTAAAGGTGAAACCCAGCAATTTCAAAGTAATTTTGAGCGACAGCTGGCGAGAGAACTTAAGAATGCTGACCTTGCTTTTGAAAAGCAAAAAGAAGAATTAGTTAATCAATTTACAGATGAAGTGAACTCCATCAAAGCTAAAGCTGAAGAAAACAAGAAAAAACTTTCTGACGAAATCAACAGACGGTTCCAAGAGTTCAACCAATCAGGTTTTGATGAAGCCAAAGCTAAAGCAGAGGAAGCTTTACAAAAAGTTGGAGCAAATGCTGATCTCGTTGAGGAAGCAAAACGAATTGCTGCTGACAACGCTAGGGATTTAAACGTATTTAAAACCTCGACTCAGAAAGAACGTGAGAAGTTGTCAGATGAGCTGAAGCGTTATTCACGAGAAGAATCTGAGAATAAACTGACAGAAATCAGGGAAGTTCTGGCTAGTGACTACGTTTCTAAAAGGACCTATGTAGAAGATGCAGAAGGGACACGTCAACGACTTGAAGCTATCACGAAAGACAATAAGTCTAAGTTAGCTGAGTATAAACAAACAGTTGATGGACAATTCACAAATCTTTCTAGTCAAATTGCTGACAAAGCCGACAGATTGGATTTCCAACAAGTCAAAGAAACTTCGCTGATTTATGAGCGTATCTTGGGTAGGACGGATTCAAACGTTGCTTCAAACATTGCCCGTATGGCCTTGACCTCAGAATTATTTGAGGTCGAAGTAGGCAAGAGATTTAGTAATCTGACAAATCTGTTTTACGCTCCGACTAAAATTCCAAAATACATCTCATCAGTCGCAAGCGATAATCATTTAAAGCGTGTCAGCTGGGTCGACCATGATGGGATTAGAATTAACTACACAGACTCTATGTCTGGATGGTTAGGGGTAATGTTCCCCTTGACTAAAAAATTTGTTAAACAAGGAGAAAGCCTTGGTTATCGCATTGAGATTGCAGTTGATAAAGTTCCAAAGGATGGTAGGGTTTTAATTCAGTTATTGGACAATACTACAAATCTAGGCATGTATTACAACTCACAAATTAAACTTACCAAAACCGGTAATCAGGTATTTACAGGTTATTTGGATATTCCACGGACTGGAGAGTTAAACGAGTATTCACTTAGGTTTACTCTTACATCCCCTGGTAATATCGTCATTCATAAACCTATGGTTATTGACAAGCGCATAATTCCTGAAGAATTCGTAGATAGTACTGACTATAACAACGAGTATAACCGTGTTACTATGTCATTGCTACAAGATAGCTTTGCCATCAAGGCCTTGAATAGCGCAGGAGATATCATTGCTGGTATCAACGTTGGTGCTAATGGGAATAACCGTATTATAGGTAAAGCTACGCATATTACAGGTGATACCTTGATTGATAATGCGGTCATCAAATCGGGCATGATCGACAAACTCAAAACTGCCAATTTTGAAGCTGGTTCAGTCACTACTACTATTTTAGGAGCTGAAGCAGTTACAGCTGAAAAGGTTAAATTTGATACAGCGTTCATTCAGAAGTTAGTATCGCAACAAGCATTCATTAATGAATTGTTTGCGAAACAAGCGACGATTACTAAAGTTCAGTCAATCGACATCACAGGCGAGCATGTTCGAGGTGGGCGCATTTCGTCTATCAACGGGAACACAACCTTTGATTTGCAGACAGGTTGGTTAGAGATGAATGGGTATGGTGTAGGTATTAAGAACAGATTTCCAGGACGACCGTTGCAGTATCTCACTTTTGGAGCAGGTACCATCAATGGAGTTAACGGGACTTACACAGCTCTACTGAGCAACCGAAATGGTTTGCAGAAAATGGATCACACATCTGCAGGTATTCAAATTTGGAATGGTAGAACAGGTAGTAATGTTGAAACAGCTATAACATTTTATGGACAGACAATGGATTTTATGCAGAGCGGTCAGGATGGAGTAAGTTCTTTGTCAATTAATGCTACAAATCGTCAAATAACTGGAGTTGAAGAAATCGTCATAAAAGGAGTTTCATTAAGCAAAATCCTTGATGATATCTATGATAATTTTAGAAACCTTGGAGCAGTAGCTGGCAATTATAGCCGTGGATATTATCCAAAATGGCGTTAAATAGAAAGGTAGAACATGAACATATCAGACAAAGTAATTCAAAATCTTGGTATTCAACTAACAAATAAAACAATCGATGAGGCTTTTAGTCTTGCTGAACGTGATGAAGCACGGGAACAATTTAAAGAAGCTCACAGTCAACTTGAAAAAATCAACAAAGTCTTGCAGTCAAACGAAGAGTTAAAAACTCTATTTGACAAAGCGGCAGAAGAATTAGATAAACAAAAGGAAGAAGGATAATATATGACATTCAAAGTAGTAAATAAATACGCACAAGATGCGAATCGCACATTTGTGGCGATTCGACAGGAAGCACCTTATACAGCTTTTGACCGTGTTTTGATTGGTGACCGTACCAATGAAACGGACGAAGTTCTTATCCAAGCCGTACTCGGTCAAGTGGCTACTGAGTTAAATCCAGCGGACGGGGTTAAGAAACTTCAAGAAGACTTGCAAAAGCAAGCTCAAGATTATGAAGCAAAACTCGAACAGAAAGATGCTAAAATCGCAGAAGTTAAGGCAGTAGCAGACTGGGCAGTATTGGCTCGTGTTACTGATACAGAAAATCCGCTTGATCCGACAGTCTTTAAACGTGGACTTGAACTTGTCGAACTTGGAAAGACTGGCAAGACTTACCAACCGCAAGAAATTTTCACGCTTGAAAATCCGAACCATGTTGAAAAATTCCAGGAAGGCAAACGTGTCATGATTCAAGTCACCGAGCCTTTCACGTATCAAGGGCAAACGTTGGAGCAGTTGGAAGAATTGCACCAAAACGGAAAAATTGGTATCTGGAAGTGGACAGAGCCAAAACCAGAGAAACCATCTAGTGAACTAGAAACACAACCTGTCCAATAAGCTACCAAATTAGAAAGAAGGTGGTTAGATTGGATTTCCTAACACTAATCGACAAACTCACACCTGTCCTAGTAGTTATTATTCCTAGTTACTTTTCGTTCAAAAGTACTCAAAACACTAAAGAGACCGAGAAGAAAATTGGGACTCTTTCTGACAAAATTGAAGATCTTGAGAAGTCAGCTTCCGCAGTTGCTAAGATTGGAAAAGAAAACAATGATAATCTGACATTGATCGGAAAAGGTCTACAAAGACTCCAGCGTTTTCGATTACAAGAAAACTTGAAGAAGGCAATCAAGCGTGGATTTACTAATCAACATGAGATTGAAGAACTCTCCAAGCTTTACGAGAGTTATGTCGAACTAGGTGGTAATGGAGCAGTCAAGGTATTGTTCGAGAAATTTCTTGAGCTAGAAATTAAAGAGGAAAATTAAAATGAATCAAATTAACGAAATCATCGTCAATGCAGCAATTAGTATTCTAGTCATTTTGGCTGGAATCGCAGTCAAAACAATCAAGGAATACCTGATTAAAAAGGGCGGTGAGAAGACCGTAAAAATCGTCGAAATCTTGGCCAAGAATGCGGTCAATGCAGTAGAACAGGTATCAGCTGAAACTGGATATAAGGGAGAAGAGAAGCTAGAACAAGCTCGAATCAAAATCCGTGCTGAGCTTAACAAGTACAACATCGGTATGACCGACAAAGACTTAGACACATTCGTTGAATCTGCTGTTAAGCAGATGAATGATGCGTGGACTGAAAAATAGATTAAGAGAACCTTTTTAGGTTCTCTTTTTTAAAATTTAAAGAAAGGAGTCACATTTGAAGAAAGTCATCGAAAAGAAACTTGAAATCACATCGAATAATAGAGATGTAGATAGACTCTATCAAGAATTCTTCAGTATGGATAAGAATATTGCTGGATTCAAATTCACTCTTGATAATCTAGCAGCTAACAAGGTCATTTGCTTATTTTACTTTAAAAAGTCTAAACGATATTCAACTGTTGAAGCGACAATCGAAGAGAATGCCTTCACTGTCAAGTTCGATACTTCGTTGATTACGATTGATGAACCTGTTGTCGGGTATGTCTACTTTGAGAAAGTAGAGGAATCTGCAGATGTGTATAGCTTCCAATTCAATGTCCGAGTTAGCGAGCTGGATAAGTCTAAGACTGCGCCTGTCATTGAACAGAAGACAGGTCGTGTCGTAGATATCGAGAGTATTGTAACTAAGGCAGAGCTAGAGGAAATTCTCAAGACTGTTCATGTCGAAAATGCTGGAAACGATAATTCAGAGATCATCAAGCGTTTAGCAGCATTAGAAGCTAAACCCGAAATCGACACAAGTCAGTTTGCTACTAAGGAAGAGTTGCATAACATTTCACTCACCCCTGGCCCACAAGGTCCTCCTGGTGAACGAGGGGAAACCGGTCTCCAAGGTCCACAAGGGATTCAAGGTTTAACTGGTCCTGCTGGTCCTCAAGGGATTCAAGGTGAGCGTGGGCTCGATGGACAACCCGGTCCGAGAGGTGAGCAAGGTTTAACAGGACAACCAGGACCAAAAGGGGACATCGGACCTATTGGACCTCGTGGAGAACAGGGACCTATCGGACAAACTGGACCGGCTGGCCCACAAGGGCCTATTGGTTTAACTGGTCCAAAAGGCGAAAACGGCCGTGACGGTGTGGGTATTCCTCAGAAATTGAGCATCGAAGGAAACACTATCATTCTTTCAGACGGTGGAGGAAACATCACTCTGCCTACCTCAACTGGACCGAACAACCAGGTAAATCAGTACGAGATTCATGGCACTGGTATGCCGAATGGCAAGGTTACCGCTCCAGTCGGGACGACCTATGTTGATACAGCCGTTACCAATGGAGCTCTAAAATGGATAAAACGAAAAGGGAACGACAACCAAGGATGGGAAGTCTTGACTGGTGATACTGGCTGGCGAACGCTAAACATTGTTTCAAAGCTAGGCGCTTCTTATCTGAAAGTACGTCGTAAAAATGATACTGTCATGTATCAATTCGGTGGACTAAGTTGGGGCTGGTTTGGAATTGTCAGACGTGGTGGTGCTGGGTATCAAGTCCAGCCGTCCGACCGTGAAAGAAATTGTTTCATTTTAGGACTAGGTGGAGTTCCTGTCGGTTTCCGCTCAGAGTTTAGCCTTATCGGCGGTATTTATAATGATAAGGGAGTGCCTTATGGCACTTGGTATCTCGGAGGTGCTGGAGATAGCAATATGCTACGCTTCCAGTTTACTGATCCAGTCCCTACCGATAGAGACATCGGCGACATTCGTGTAAGTTCTATTTCTTACCTAACAAGTGAACCGTGGCCTAATGTCTTACCATAAGAAAGGAAAAATAAAAATGAGTAAAATTAAGGAAATGATCCAATTCTTCATCGATAAAGCAGACGCTGGAGCTGGTGTCGATTATGATGGAATGTATGGATATCAATGCGCAGACTTGACGTGCATGGGGGTTTATAAGTTCTTTGGCGCACGTCTTTGGGGCAACGCTATTGACTTGCTACGTTCAGCAGAAGCAGCAGGACTACAAGTGGTATATGGCGCTCAATATCCAAAAGCTGGTTGGTTCTTTGTTAAGAACTTTGTAGCTGGCGATGGTGTGAACTATGGCCATACTGGGCTTGTCTATGAAGATTCAGACGGTTCTACAATCAAGACGATTGAGCAGAATATCGATGGCAACTGGGACTATCTTGATGTTGGCGGACCTTGTCGCTACTACGAACGATCAGTAGATTCGATTGTAGGATATATCGTACCGCCTCAAGAAGACCAATCAGGCTGGAAACATGATGATACTGGCTGGTGGTGGAGTCGTAAAGACGGCTCTTACCCTACTTCAAAATTTGAAGCAGTCAACGGCAACTGGTTCTATTTCAATGATAATGGCTATATGTATTCTGACCAATGGTTACATCATACAGATGGAAACTGGTACTGGTTTGACAAAGATGGGTACATGGCCAACAGTGGCTGGAAGAAGATCAATGGCAAATGGTACTACTTCAATGCAGACGGTGCCATGCAGACTGGCTGGGTGAAATACTACGAGAAATGGTATTACCTAGATGCTCAAAATGGGGATATGAAATCAGACTGCTTCGTGCCATACAATGGCGGATATTATCTCATGCTTGAAGATGGCCGATTGGCTGAACAAGCAGAATTCAAAATCGAGCCTGATGGCTTGATTACTACAAAATAAAAAGAAAGCATAGAAAGGATTTCAGAATTTAATTACACTTGACCGCTGGCTTATGCTGGCGGTTTTTTGTTTGTTCTGAATCAAGAAAACATCTAACCAACCGACATCAATGTCGGTAGCAAAGTTACAATCCTATTGTTCAAAAAATTGTTTTCTTGAAGAATATGGAGGGTGGATGGCAAGGCATTATTGTCGAAAACAGCGTTTTGTCAAAAATAAAAACAGTGAAATTACTCACTGATCCTTTTGTAAACTATTAGAATTAAATTGCAACCTTCTCAACTATACGGGCAAAGATGAGTATGAAAATGAATACGAAGATGAATACGATTTAAAAAAATGACGAAAATCAACGGAAATGATTTTAAATAAAAACAAGCAAAAACTCAACTATTGATAATTAACAGAAAGCATTGGAAAACATTTGTCACTTATACCATAGTTCGTGACAGTTCCTGTTTTTTTTGATAGAATCATACAGTATGCCCCTGGGCACAAAGTAAGAACTGGGACTGTCTTTCCCAGCTTCGGAGGTAAAAAATGTCAGATTCGCCAATCAAATATCGATTGATTAAAAAAGAAAAACACACAGGAGCTCGTTTGGGTGAGATTATCACACCCCATGGAACCTTCCCGACGCCTATGTTTATGCCAGTAGGGACTCAGGCAACGGTCAAGACTCAGTCGCCAGAAGAATTGAAAGAGATGGGTTCAGGGATTATCCTATCCAACACCTATCACTTGTGGCTTCGCCCTGGGGACGAACTCATTGCCCGTGCTGGAGGTCTTCACAAGTTTATGAATTGGGACCAACCAATCTTAACGGATAGCGGTGGTTTTCAAGTGTATTCCCTAGCGGATAGCCGTAATATTACAGAAGAAGGGGTAACCTTCAAGAACCACCTCAACGGTTCTAAGATGTTTCTTTCACCTGAAAAGGCCATTTCTATTCA